ATCTTTTATGTATCTTAAATGGATAAACGAGTGTTATTCATGTAGTTGCCCGTTAAACCCAAGAATACACACAAATGATGTATATGAACGTAATACTATACGCGAATATAGAAAAATAAGACCTATTTTCATGTTTAACAACGAAGAATATTATAAATTTTTTGGATCGAAATTAAAACGTGTATGTTACCCATGTTTTTTAAACTCGTATAAAATTCATCCATCGACACTTAGAAAACGTGAATATGGTATGTTAAAACAAATATATAAAACGCCTAAGTCTAAAACAAAAGAGGAACTTTTATACTGGTTCGAAGGTCTAAAAAGACACTTAAGTAGAAGAAGCGAATTATAAAAAATATGGATGAAAGTATTCAAAAACTCACGCACGTGGAACATATTTTAAAACGACCAGACTCATACGTTGGTCCGGTTTCGCGTGTTGGAGAACCGTATTGGGTATACGAAAACGGTCACTTCGAAAAGAAAAATGTCGTCTACTCACCGGCACTTCTAAAAATATTTGACGAAATACTCGTAAACGCAATCGACAGAAATTCTCTGTACCCAAAAAATGTAACATCACTGTGTGTATCTATTGATAAAACATTGGGTGAAATAACCATAGAAAATAACGGCCCTTTAGGAGGCATTGCAGTGAAAATGCATGAAAAGGAAGGTCTTTGGAATCCTGAATTAACGTTCGGACATTTACTCACGAGTACAAATTATGACGATACACAAAAACGTGTCGTCGGTGGTCGAAACGGGTACGGAGCAAAACTTACAAACGTATACTCGACAAAGTTTTCGGTAAAAATAAAAGATGGAGAAAACAAGTGTGTATACACACAGGAATGGTCAGATAATATGAAAAAATGTCATACACCAAAAATAAAAAAATACGCAGGTGCAACATCGAGTGTTTGTGTAAAATTTGTTCCTGATTGGAAACGGTTTGGTATGTCTGGTATGGACGAGTCTATATACAAAATATTCGAAAAACGCGTATATGATGCAAGCATATGCACTTCACAAAACTGTAAAGTGAAATTTCAAGGTGAACCTTTACCAAAATGTTCATTTAATACGTACGCTAGAATGTACACAAAAACAGACGAAATGTGTATGTTTACAAGTGATAGATGGTCAGTGTGTATTGCACCTTCCGACGACGGATTCGAACACGTTTCTTTCGTCAATGGAATATGCACTACAAAAGGAGGTTCACACGTTGATCACGTTTCTGGTATACTCGCAAACGGTATTATTGAAGACATGGCAAAAAAGATAAAACTTCGTCCTCAACAGGTTAAGAATGCGTTTTTTGTGTTTGTAAAAGCAACCCTCGTTAATCCGAGTTTCAGTAGCCAGGTTAAATCAGAGTGTACGCTCAAACCACAAGATTTTGGGAGTAAATTTGAACCACCAAAATCGTTCATTAAAAATATTCTAAAAACGAGTGTACAAAACGAGCTTCTTGCTTTATCGAAGTTTCGCGAAATGAAAGAACTCAAGAAAACGGATGGTACGCGCAAATCAAAAATAACGGGTATACCAAAACTCGACGATGCAAATAAGGCAGGTACACAACAATCCGGTAAGTGTACACTTATCGTAACAGAAGGTGATTCGGCTAAAACGTTGGCAATTGCTGGTCTTTCCGTAGTTGGTCGAGACCATTACGGCGTTTTTCCTCTTCGTGGTAAGTGTAAAAACGTTCGAGATGCAAGTGTTAAACAACTTACTGAAAATAAGGAGTTTAACGATCTCAAAAAGATTTTGGGTCTTCAACAGGGTAAAGTATACACGTCACTTTCAGAACTCAGATACGGTCGTCTCATGATCATGACAGATGCGGATAACGATGGGAGTCATATCAAAGGACTCATACTTAACATGATACATTATTTTTGGCCAAGTTTACTCAAACTAAACTTTGTCGTGAGTATGGTTACACCAATCATAAAAGCCACAAAAGGTTCAGAAACAAAATCGTTTTATACCGATTCTACATTCAGGTACTGGTACGGTAATGGTAAACAGGGGTGGAAAATTAAGTATTACAAGGGTCTTGGTACATCCACGTCCACAGAAGCACGTGAATATTTTAAAAAAATAAAAGATCTCACTGTTCAATTCGACGCGGATGAAACTATGGACGTCTCTATTAATCTCGCTTTTGATAAAACAAAATCGGATTTACGTAAAGCGTGGTTACTCGAAAGTACGGAAAAGAAACCTTCGGAATTAGAAATACCTTACGGAAACGTTGAACGACTCGGTATATCCGACTTTATTCATAAAGATCTTGTTAATTTCAGTCTGGCAGATTTGAAAAGGTCCATTGCACACGTCTCCGATGGTTTGAAACCGTCACAAAGAAAAGTGTTATACGCATGTTTTACTAAAAACCTTACATCCGAAATGAAAGTTGCGCAATTGGCTGCGTACGTTTCGGAGAAGACGTCGTACCACCATGGTGAAGTCTCTTTAGCCGATACTATTGTGAAACTTGCACACAATTTTATGGGGTCGAATAACATAAATTTACTTGAACCGTGTGGTCAGTTTGGTACAAGACTCATGGGTGGTAAAGATGCAAGTCAAACGAGGTATATTTTTACAAAACTTACGAAAAGTGCACGTCAGCTTTTCGATCCAAAAGATGACCCCGTTTTACAGTATTTGGATGATGATGGTAAACAAATTGAACCCGACTATTATGTACCCATTTTACCAACGGTTTTAGTAAATGGTACTGAAGGTATAGGAACTGGGTTTAGTTCATATATACCATCATTTAATCCGATTGATATACAGAAAAATATAGAAAGGGTTATTGCAGGAGAAACGATCGTTCCAATGAAACCATGGTTCGATAAATTTACTGGGCGTGTATTTAGTAACGAAGATGGTGTATGGGTTACAGAGGGTGTATGGTCTCAAACGGGTAATGTATTAAAAGTCACCGAACTTCCACCAGGGCGTTGGACACAAGAATACAAAGAATATCTCGATACACTCATCGAAAAAAAGAAAATAACAAATTACGTAAATAACAGTACAACTGAACACGTTGATTTTTATATTACAGGATATACTGGAAATGATATCATAAAAGATTTTAAACTCCAAAAAACCTTCCATGTTACAAACATGCATTTATTTCACCCTACAAAGGGTATTCATAAGTATGAAAGTCCAGAAGACATTCTCAAAGACTTTATAGAAATACGAACGAAAACATATAAAAAAAGAAAAACGCATCTTCTTACTGTTTTAAGAGAAAAAGTAAAAAAACTGGAGAACATGTCAAGATTTGTAGATATGGTCATACATGAAAAAATCATCGTTTTTAAACGAAAACGTACAGATCTCGAACATGAAATGAACAAACTTTTTGACAAGATTGATAACTCATATGATTATCTTTTAAACATAAAAACATATCAATATACACATGAAGCTGTACAAAATCTCAGGGAAGAAACGTCAAAAACAAAAGACGAATTTAATGATTTACAAAAAATAAGTTATATCGATATGTGGAAAAGGGATTTAAAAATATATAAACAATAAGTAGTATGTGTGACACTTCTGGACCAGATACAGGTGCTATATTATCACTCAACGCAATTGGTAAACAAGATACATACCTTTTAGATAAAAACCCAGGACTTTCATTCTTTAAGTATGAACAAAAAAGACATGCACCATTTTCTAAATTTCATAAAAGTACAAATGTAAATAAACCAAGTTCTTCGTCAACGACATGGCCATTCGGTGAAACGATAAAAGTTACATTTAACCCAAGAAATATGGGTGATCTTTTATCAAATATGTACCTCATGTTTGAATTACCTGCATTAACAGGTGGAGATAGTTATTATGCCGATCAAATTGGTAGACATATTCTCAAATCTGTAACAATGCGTGTAGATGAGATTGTTGTTGAAAAATTTCATGGAGATTGGGGTATAATATATGATGAATTGTATCTCGACGAATCAGAAAAAAGAACAAAAAGGTATACCGTAAACAGAAATAATGCAGAAGACACATCTTTATTATCGGGTAACCAATTTTTAGCCCAAAATAAATCGCGTGTTTATATACCCATACCTTTATTTTTTTCTAGAAAATACGAAAGTGATGAATATGAAACAAATACACCAAATAGACCATATTTCCCAACATGTGCTATTTATAAACAAAAACTTCAGTTCGAGCTTGAATTTCACAACCAGGCATTTTTTACAAATGAAACAGATGCCATTTCTCTACAAGAATTTGATATAATAACTGAAGAAATGACAATAGATCCGTCCGAACGCATATATATAACAAATAAAAACCATGTTTTAGTCACGGATATAGTTAAAAAACACCCTACTTTAGATATACTTCCAGGTAATCAAAATGCTAAACTAGAACTTGTTCCTAATATACCAGTTAAAACACTCAATTGGTTTTTTAGAAAAAAAACATTTGAA